ATATAAAAATCCGTATAATAAATGGTTTGTATTATTATCACAAGATGCATTTCCATTATATAATTATAATAATTTTATAAAAAGATTTAATAAAATACAACAAAATAGAAATTTATCAATCTTCAAATTTCATGCAAAAATTGATAATTATTGGAAAACTTCTCAATGGTGGATTTTAAATCGTAAAGATGCCCAAATAATATTAGAATCTTCATCAAAATACATTAATTTAATTGATAGATTAAGTAATGCAGCTGCAGATGAGATTTTTTTTCTAACACTTTTAAAATTAAATAATCAAAATTATGAATTTATTAATATAAGATGTATGTATGATCGATGGTTAGAAAATACAGCTGTAAAAAATCCAATATATTTTAATAAATTAACTTACAAAGATATTAAAATAATAAAACATGAAAAATCATTATTTATTAGAAAAGTTTTACCTACATTTTCTGTAAAAAAATATATCCCTAAAAATAAATTATTTTTAATTTTTATTGGTGATCAAACTGATCAGGTTAAATATAATGATTTTGTAAATAGTAATGATTATATAATTGTTACTCCATTACATATTTCAAAAATAAATAATAATTTATTAAATAATTCTATTAATATTATAAATATTTTTTTTTCTAATTATATGCAAAGTATTATTGCAATATTTACTACTTTTCAAAAAATATTAATACAATGGCATGATGGTATTCTTTATATACCAGAAACTTTTAATATAATCAATTTTAATAAATTTTTTAATACAAAATCATCAAATTATAAATTATTAAATATTAATACTAATAATTCTGTAATAAATAAATTTATTAATAATAATAAATTTTATCATATATATGATGAAAAAAATAATACTGCGTTATATCTTAAATAAAATCATAAATATATTTACGTATATCTGAATTCTTATCAAATTTTCTATAAAAAAATGATTTTGTATTTTTAATATTATCTAAATCTTCATCAGATACATTAATTATTTTTTTTGGATTTTTTCTTAAATCATTATATTCTTCTTTTAATAATAATATTTTATCAGTATTATTAATTTTTTTATTTCTTTCTTGTTCTTCATACAATTTTCTTATTTTTTTATTAATATTATCTGTTATTTTTATTACATATTCCCAATCATCATGAACTATTGCAAAATCTTCAATATAATCTAATGGCATTATTGATGATAAAAAAAATTCATCTCCAACATGAATTGATATAAAATCTTTAACATGCTCACTTTTTAATAATTTTTTAACATGATATCTAGATAAACACATTCTTGCATAATGCTTAATTAAATTTTTTTTAAATTGTTCTTGTATACTTAATGGTAAACGTGCATTATAATCATAATTTGATATTTTGTTAAATCTAATATATGATGTTTTTGAATCTTGTATTATAGCTTCATACATTGTCTTGAATGGTTTTACCGGTAAACAACTTTCTGATATTGTTATAAATTTAATATTCTCTTTATCTTTGTATGCGGCTTTAAATAAAGATAAATATGCATCAACAATAAAACCCCATTCAGTCGGTTTTAATTTATTAATTATTCTATCAGAATGCCATGTAACTTTATTTGGATATTTTGGATGTATATAAATATTAAAATATTTTTCATTGCCATTAAAATAATAATCCCAAACATCAGAAAAAATTGGATTATCTAATGTTAAAAATAAAAAAGCAATTTTATTTTCCATTTAATAATAAATAATATTATTTATTATTATATATAATATGAATTATCTTTCAAAGTATTTAAAATATAAAAGTAAATATTTATTTTTAAAACATCAAATAGGTGGTTCAAATTCTGCTAACTTGGAATCATTTATAAAAAGTAAAGGTATAACTAATTTAACTGATTTAATACCTAATGAATTATCAGATATGGTAAATAAATTATTAGCTGATACAAATCCATTTTATAAAAATAATAAACAACACAATTTAACATGGTCATCATTAATATTTTTTAATAAAAACATGTTTAGCGAAGATAATTCTTTATTAAAACAAATTATTACTTATTTTGATACTGTACCTAAAGTAGCAAGTGCTGTGGGTGCTATAGCTATAGAACCTATGGTAACTAAAGCAGCAGGTGCTATAGCTATAGAACCTATAGTAACTAAAGCAGCAGGTGCTATAGAACCTATAGTAACTAAAGCAGCAGGTGGTGTGGCTGAAGAAGAACCTTTAGTAACTAAAGCAGCAGGTGCTATAGAACCTATAGTAACTAAAGCAGCAGGTGGTGTGGCTGAAGAAGAACCTTTAGTAACTAAAGCAGCAGGTGGTGTGGCTGAAGAAGAACCTTTAGTAACTAAAGCAGCAGGTGGTGTATCTGTTGCTGCTACTACTACTGCTACTTCTGCTACTTCTGCTGCTACTACTGCTGCTACTTCTGCTACTGCTACTTCTGCTGCTACTGCTGCTACTTCTGCTACTTCTGCTGCTACTACTGCTGCTACTACTGATACTGCTTCATTTAGTGCTATTCCAGACATAATTATACCTAGTGAAGAATTAAATTATGATAATCGTGATTATGATATTTTTGACTTTGAAAATTTTGATTTAAGTGAAATGACTGCTTCTGATCATGCTAGAAAAGGAACAGATAAAATTCGTGAATATGCATTTAAAATGACCGCTTTATTATTTGATAAAGCAATATATGGTTATACTTTATCTGCTCTTCATTATACATCAGATGATAGTGATAGAGAAAATATTATAAAGATATTAACAAAATACTATACCAAAGAACTTGAATATTATACAAAAGATTATTTACCAGAAAGAATAGATCCATATAGAGAAAAATTAAGACAAGTATCATTACCTACTTTTTTAACAACAAATAAATATATGAGAGTAGGTTGTTTAAAATTTCATATGTTAGATAAATCCACTTTTTATATTGATCATATTGATGCATGGATTATGGAAAAAGGCAGCGGTTTACAAATGATATGTTCATTATTAAAAATATTTTTACCTACGTTTACAACAATAATGTTAACAGCTGAAACTGGAGCTGCTAAAGAGTATTGGAAAACCCTAGGATTTACAGTTACTGGACGAGAATCTGGACGAGAATTAATTAATACAAATATTCACGAGACAATACTTTCAAAATGTAGTCCTTTAGCACCAAATGTTAAATTAATTCTTAAATTAAATGATGTATATACTAATGATTTGGAAGCAGTAAAACATGAATTAGTAAGTTAAATTATATGTACGGTTAATTTTATTATTTATAAAAATTGAATATTTATTAATTTATAACTTAATTTAATAAATATTTACACTATGGCTACTAAATTCGCGACAGAGTTAGCTATCAAGATGACTACTAAATTTGCAACAGAGTTAGATTCTATCAAATCTGTTTTTGCAGATGATCTATTTACAATTGAATGTACTGATAATACATCACATAAAGTACCATATAATAATTATACTATCAAAGAAACAAGAACAACAATTCGAATTTGTTGCTTAAACATATTTTATCAAGATTCAAAAACGATTGAAATTATTGCAATCAATAAAGGAAAAAATATATCTGGAACAGAAATCATGAAAAGAATTGATCAAATAGCTATAAATGAATCTATTAATGAAATACAATTAGAAGATGCTTCTGATATATTAGTATGTAAATTAAATAAAAAATATGATATACCATTAGGATTATTAAAAATACTAATAAGTGGTCAAACATGGTATAATCAATTAGGATTTTATTCAAAGAATCAAGAAATTATCGATAGACATAATTATTTAGTAATTGAAAAAACATTAGAAGATTTTTTAACTTTTTATGCAGATGATAATATATATGGATATATACAAGATCCATTTTTAGAAATTTGGCTCAAAAGACCGACTAAAGAATTTTTTATATATATTAAAAATGAATTAAAAAATAATATAGTTGACATTCCATTACAATTAATATTACAATTATTTAAATATATTTATCAAAATAAATTAGTAATGTTTGCAAAAAATATGCGATGTTATAAAAAAATTGTTTAAAAATATTCTTCTTTTCAATATAAAAATTGAAATATATATCTATATATTCTTTTTTTAAATATATAAAATATGAATTATTTACTTAAAAAAACAGAATTAAGAGAAATTAATATAATTAAATCTCTTGCACCTTTTTACATTTCAAATGCCAATTTTTATCTTAGTTTGGGTTTTTGTTTTCGTGCGGAAATTGTTTTATTTGTTTTAAATCAATATATTTATTCAATTTATCTAATTTATCATTTTCAATATCAAAAGTTATAAATTTAGAATTTGGAAATTTGGAAAAAAAAGTTTCTATATTTGTATAATGTTTATTTACAAAATCAATAAAAGATTCGTCTGCCGTATTATCCAATAAATTACTATTATACCTAATTAGTCTTTCATGATACTTATCCCACCTTTTAAATGAAGATAATAATTTCCTTGGATCTCGTTTATTAAGAATAAAAATAGAGTCTGGATTTTCATTATATAATTGCTCATAATCAGTTATTTGTGGCCAATGATTATTATTTTCGTCAATACAAACATCCATTTGAGTAATAACATCTGTGTTAAGAAAATCATTTAATAATGGTTTATTCATTTGTTTATTTTTGTATATCATTGTTCCAATAATTCCATCTTTAGCTGACCAATGATAAGAATTATAACCTAGTTCTATAAATAATTTTTGGAAAGAACTGGTTCCTGATTTTGGAAATCCAACTAATAATATCATATATTATTTATATGTATATATATATAATATTATAATAAATATGCGATGTTATAAAAAAATTGTTTAAAAATATTCTTCTTTTCAATATAAAAATTGAAATATATATCTATATATTCTTTTTATAATATATAATATATGAATTATTTACTTAAAAAAACAGAATTAAGAGAAATTGATTCAAAATTAGAAGAAATATTTAATGAAATTAATATAATTAAATCTCTTAAAAAAATGCATGTTTTAGAGATTGGAATTGGTAATGGTAATAAAAGTATACCAATATCTAGTAAATTTAAATCATATTATGGTATAGAAAAATCTACTCCAATTTACAATAATTTTTTATCATTATGTAAAAATCATAAATGCAATATAAAATCATTTAATATGAATTTAACAGAATTTGTAGATTATACTACAAAAAAATTTGATATGATTATTTTAATTAATACTATCCATTTTATTGGTGTTACTGAATTGCTTCTACAAAGTTCAAAAATACTTAAAAAAAATGGTTACATAATAATTCAAAATCCACATGAAATTGCATATGGTTGGGGAGATAAAGAACTAGTTCAAGATTCAGAATTATTTAATGAATCTGTTTGGTTAAAATATAAAAAAAATTTAGAAAAATGTTATAATGAACTGTTCCATAATAAATTTTTATTTAAGTTTGAACAAAATCAAAGATTTAAATTTTTCTTATTAAAAATTTAATAAGTATTAAATATATTTCAATATATTGAAATATATCTAAATCTAATTCTAAAAATGTTGTTATATTTTTATTGATACTTTTTAATATAACCAAATCACTCTAATCACTAAAATGACTCTAATCACTATAATAACTCTAATTACCTAATTACCTAATAACCTAAATAACCAATGTCACCAAATTGTCACTTTTTTAGTTGCCTTTTTTTTGTTTTTTTTGTGTTGATGCACTGCTTGTATACTTTCTTTTTTTAGAAACAGTTGCAGCAACTGTAGATGATTCAGCAGAAGCAGATGATACAAAATCTACAGTTGCTGCGTAGAATGTTGCGCTTGCAATAGCAGTAGCAGCAGTAGCAGTAGCAGCAGCAGTAGCGGCAGCAGTAGCGGCAGCAGCAGTAGCAGCAGTAGCAGCAGTAGCGGCAGTAGCAGCAGTAGCGGCAGCAGTTGCAGCAGCAGTTGCAGCAGCAGTTGCAGCAGCAGCAATAGCAGTAGCGGCAGTAGCGGCAGCAGTAGCAACAGTAGCAGAAGTAGCAGTAGGAGTAGCAGTTGCAGCAGCAGTAGGAGTGACAGTAGCAGCAACAATAGTAGAATCATTATCATCTAATGTATACATTATTGCAGCTGCAAAGGGTAAGAACGGATTATGTTGATCAGAGGCTAAGGGATAGTTGTCAACAACCTCCCATCGCTTTTTATAACAATAGGCCTCGTAGAATTGTACCCACTCTTCGTCATCATCAACGTTAATGTTTCTGACTGAAAAACCTTTGATTACTAATTCGTTGATGATAAGCAATAGATTATGCATTTGCAATTGTTGATCAACTGGTTCTGCTACTAGTACTAGTTTTTTTGCTGCATCAATTATGCAGCAAATGAGATCATCGTGAATAGCTTGATCACTATTGAGTGATGTAAAGCTAATCATATCTTCAACAAATGTATTTAGATCGTCAATTTGACCTTCTTCTAGTATTTTTATAAAGTTTTGCAGCGTTCCTTGCATAAAAATCTTTGTATATAATGGATTCAAAAAGTGCCAGGAAAAATGCACTTTACGAATAAACTTGCGAAGTGCGATTAAGAAATTTAAAAACGGATCAATTGTTCTTTCCAACAATGTTGAATCTTTTGACATTATCTCAAGATATTTTTTAAAAAAGTCACAGACTCTGTTAGCCATTGTGTTGATCAACGTTTCTCTTGGCTATGTCTTGATTGAACTGTGTGTGTTGATTGCAGTATATCTATGTGTGTGCTATTTATGTATAAATAGTTTGTATAGTTTAATAATTTCAATTTTTTTTAATTT